CGAACACATGGGCGCATCCGGCCTGAAAAAGCATAAACGGAATCTGTCGCTTTAGATGGTCCTGGTCAGGGACGCAGACCAGCTCGCACTCGTCCCTGTAAGTCGCCGATGCGACCTGCCCGTTGAAAATGGCGACGATCTCCGGGTCTTCGTCGTGGCCAGCGAAGATCGTCAGCAAAACAGGCGAGGCCGGAAGATAGGGCACGAACAGTGCGGCCAGGGCGTGCGCCTTGGGAATCGAAACGGTCATCTGCCCTGCGTTCATTTCCTGCGACTGGTCGATTCCGGTGCGCGTCATGACCGTCGGCTCGAATGTGTTCGCGCCGTAGCCGATGGCGTGGTCTGCCGTCGTGAGTGCGAATTGCGTGTCCTCGAAGCTGAACAGGTACAGCTCGAAGGGCTGCGACTCGCGAGCTTTTTCCAGCCCGTCGTAACTCATGTGGGAACCTCGCGCGGCAGCTCGCGCGTGGCGAGCGTGGCCGATCCTTGCTCGGTCGATGCCCATTCGATGACGATGTCATCGGTGTCGAGGCGCGACAGTGCCAGGAAGGAAACCTGCACATCGGCATCGAGGTCCGCCCCTGGTCCCAGGTTCAAGGTGAGCGTTTCAGTGCCGTCGGTGTTTTCGACGCTGGCGGTCACTTCGCGGAAGATGGGAGCCGCAGCGTTGCGAATAAAGGCCAGATGACGCCGCGCGGGACTGCTGAACATGAATCGCGTGTATCCGGTGTAGAGAATTGTGAGCGTGGTCGATGCGGCCACGATGGGAGCCGCCAGGATTAAGTCGCAGTCCCAGGTCGGAAGCCAGAAGGACGACAGCCGTCCGCGCCGTTGATCGAAGAAGGAACGCAGTGGCGTCACATCGGCGTGCGTGGCCAGGAACCAGGGCAGCGGAGTCCCCACCAGTGCGGAGCCGCCACGGTCATCGACCCAGATGCCGCCCGATTGCGAGTCCAGCGTGGTCAGCGACCGCTTATAGTTGCGCGTCATTTCCACGCCCCAATTCGGCGCAGTCTCCAGTACGTCGATTCCGCGGTACTGCGGCGGCGTGGTTGCGCCGGGAAGGTCCGGCGCAAGCTGCGAGCCTTCGGCGTCGAAGGCCAGATCGATTTCGTCGCCGACCGAGCTGTAACGCACCAGGGACAGATCCGGCTTCAGGCGAGCCAGGACCACGGGCACGACTTGTGCGCCGACTTTGTGCGCAAGCTGCGTCGGCGAGCGTAGCGTGATCGAAGCGGAGTCCATTGTCTCGATCACTGCCACATCGAAGCTGAACGGACCATCCCACACGCAGCAGAATCCCTCGGGCACGAACAGGCGGTCGGCAGTGTCCAGCGTGATCACGGTCGAGCCAGCCGGAAGATCGGACCAGAGCGTGACCGCATCCGGCCACATGGGAACGCCGAAGGGATGCTGTTGCCAGCCCCAGAGCAGTGCGTCGAGCAGTGCAGCCGAACGCGCATCGACGGTCGTGTAGCGAACCGCAAAGCTGCGGCGTGGCATCGAGCGGAGTCCCCTGCGTTGCTCGTTGTCGGAATACGCCGACAGCACGTTCGTAAGATACGAAACTGTTTCCTTGATCCCTGCCGACCAGTCCGGCGCAAGCGAGAACAGAACCAGTTGCGTGTAGGTCACGAGCACGTCGGTGCCCGAGATGCCGCTGAAGACGAATTCAACCGACTGCGACATCTGCGGCGGTCCGTTGGCCGACACCGTCGCGATGTAGACACGCGACTGGAACGTGGCAAAGTCCACCGGGACGCCGTAGGGATCGGCGATGTCGAGTCCCGCCCCGGGCGTGAAGGAAATTGCGGTCAGCGTTTGCGTGCTCGGGTATGTGTTCCACACTTCCATCGGGAATTCAGTGCCAGGAGCCGCGAAGCCGAGTGCGGCATTGCGCGGCGACACGAGAATCTTGTTTTTTAATTCCTGGCCGATGATCTCCTGGACGATGCCAGCGGAATCCGAATGCACGATGTCGATGGGCGTGAAGCTGCTGGCGGTGCCGAAGCTCGGCAGCGTGGCCAGGGCCAGAGCGTAACCTCCCGGCCACGTTGCAGCGAGCGACGGCGACTGTCCGGCTGGTGCCAGAGCAATCGAAATCGGAATACTTACGCCAGCAGTGTCGCTCATTGTTTCTTCACGGCGAAGTTCGGAAACATCGTGAAGTTATCGGATCCGAACGGATAGACTTCCGCAGCCGCAAAACCGTTTCCCACGCCGTTTGAAGCGAAGATAAAGGGCAGCGAGCCGAGCAGGGAATAGCCGCCCGAGTCGCGAGCCGCCCAGATCAGAACCGGAAGCAGACTCGCTTCGGCATGCAGCACGCTGGTGAGTCGATCTTGTAAGAAGGTTGCGCCGCTTGCGCCCTTGTATCGGGCCAGCGAGTTCGATGGCGGGACAGAAGTGTAAACGCTGGACTCGGCGACCTTCCCCGTATAGCCGTTGGCCAGTCCTGTCGTCGGACTCACGCCGAGCCATTTCCCCGCGAAGCTGTCCACATCGGCACGCACGAACATCGCGGCATCTTGTCCCCAATCGGAATCGCCGCCTGGACAATAGGCCGAGAGCTGCGAGCCAGGAGCAGGAGCCGACAGCCCGAAATTGCTTCCGCCCACGGCGGCGAAGAAGTACGCACCGCCTGTCCAGGTTCCCGTTTTCGCCAGCGACGAACCGAAGCCGAGATGCGTGAAGATGCCAGGAGTCTGCGCGGCCACGACGACGATATTGTCGGCAGTCGCATCGGCAAAGAAGTAGACGTTCGGGATCGAGCTGCCGGAAGCCAGTTGCATCGCGGCCCCGAGGACCGTCGAAGTGCCGCTCTGGACTGGCGGCGATCCTGGCTGCGCGTCCCAGGCCGCAGCGCTGGAGAACGAAGTCGAGAGATAGAGGCCCACGCCGTAACCTGCGTGCGAGCCGAGAATAATTTCATTCATCGCCGCTCGCATGTGCAGATAGTTCGATCCCTTGTGAAGATGTGCACGCCAGCCCGATCCCACGGCAGCACTGAGGTCGCTGGTCCAGCCGAGCGTGACCAGCCACGCGGAAAGCTGCTGCACAAGGTCGATTGCCGAAGTTGCCGATCCGCTTGAATAACTCATGATGTCCTCACGAAAGACGGATTGCAGCGAAGTCGCCCTGGCCAGCGCGGAACACATTCGGCACGACTAAGTGCGCCACGCCGCCGATAGTAACTGTGTTTTCCGCACTCTCGTTGTATCCGGTCACGAAGAAGACGCCGTCCAGCTCCCCGTAGACGTTGGGGCTGGCATCGTGCAGCATCGCAGGAAGCAGCGCATTGCTACTGTCCAGGTTCTCGCGTACATACTGCGGCGGATCGGACCAGGGCCAGAGCTGGCCGAAGGTCGCGTCACTGGCGACGGCCGAGATGCCACGCCACACGCCAGTCGGCAACCGCAGCCGCAGCGATGAAGCTCCGTCGCTGGCAATGGCGGCGGCGTTGGCTGGCTTCCAGAAGGCCGACATTTCATTCCCTGCATAACTCCATTGCCAGTTCGGACTCGACGCCCCTGGTTCCGCGTTCCAGGCCATCGCGCCAGCAACGACCAGAGGATAGGGAAACGCCGCCGGATAGACGTAAGGCGTGATCCATCCCAGATAAGCGACCATATAAGTCGTGGAAACTTTCGCGACTATGATCACGCGGCGAGCGTTGCCGATGAACCAGTAAGGGATCGCGGAATTCCAGAGCGGGAGCACTGGCGACGGGCCCGACGCGCCGACATATCCGGCCTGGGCGGTGAATGCCAGTGCAGCGTCGAAGGCGGTGAATCCACCGAGCCGCCAATTGAAATAGTTCCCGGTCGCATCGGTGAAGGTCTTCGCGCCGACCAGGATCGCATCGGATCCCGAACCAGGAGCCGCCCAGATCATTTCGCTTCCGGCGACACTGCGCTTCGAGGTCCAGCCAGCCGTCGCGGTGAGAAAGGTATCGAGCTTGTTCAGCAGATCGGCGTAGTCGGTTGCGGTGCCTGTCGTATAACTCACGTCATTGTCCTCGCGATAGAGCTTTCCCTGCGCCCTTGGAATTGTTAGCGAGCTGCTGCACGATCACACGGCCAGCCTTCGGGCTGGCCAGATGTTTTACGACGATGCCGTCTTCCAGGCCGAGCCGCAGAATTAAATCCATCGCGGAATTCCCTGGCTCGCTGGTCACCAGTCCGCCCGTCGCGAACTTCGGCACGTAGCCGCCAGCCGCAAACGCTGGTCGCGACATCCCGCGATTGATCATGGCCAGCGTGTCGATGCCGATGGCGTTCACCGCCGCCGCACGCACGACGAATTCACCTGTCGAGAGTCGCGCCGGAATCGAGTCGCTGGTCGCCGTCCCTGGTCCCTGCACCAGTCCGCCTTCCGCCGATCCGTACTCGGGCACGCCGCCCGAGGTCGCACCGCCAGCCGAGCCGCCGCCGCTGAACGAAAATGCTTGCATGAGTCGCTGGATCGCAAGGTTAATCAACATCTGCACGACAATTTTCTGGAGCGAGCTGACGATGTCACTGGCCAGGGAACGGAATGCATCGCCGACCGACTTTGCGCTCTGTATGGTCTGCGTGAAGAAGGTCGTTAGCGACGACGTGAGCGTTTGCTCGATGCCTTGCGCCAGCTTCGCCGCCGCCTGACCAGTCGTGTCCAGGCTGGTCTTGATCTGGTCGATCTGCTGCCGGAACCTGATCGCAGCCTGGATCAGTGCCGGGTCTTTCGTGATGTCGGCCGTCTTCTGCATTTCGAGGGCGATGGCTTCCAGCGTGGGCAGTCGATTTCGTTCTTCGTCGGCCAGTTGCTTCGTGGCGTTGGCTTGCGTGATCAGACCGTTAGCGACCTGATTCTGGAGATCGACCCGCTTCGTCTCGATGGCGAAAAGCTGCTGCGCGGATCGCACCTGTTCGTCGGAGAATTCATTGTGCGCGGCCTGGAGCGTGGTCAGTTGCTCCCCGAGTGCGGCGGCATCGGCTCCGAGCTGGCCGAGGTTCCGCTTCAGATCGATAGCTTGCGCCTGGAGCCGAAGCTGCGCCGCATCGTAGGTGCGGCCCTGGGCCTGGGCAATCTGCGCTTCGTATTCCAGCCGTTTCTTGTAATTGTCTTCCTCGGCCTTCGCCGCCGCGTCGCGCAGCGTGTTCAGTTGCGTCTGATTCGTGATCCGCGCTTGCTGAATCTGTGCGTCGAGCTGCTGCACTTGCTGAAGGACCGCGAGTTGCTTCGTCGGAAGTCCCGCGCCCTGGCTGGCATCCAGTTCGGCTTGCGACATCCCCTGGTAACTCTCGGGCAGTTGCTTGACCAGCTCCGCACGCGCGGCCTCTCGCGCGTCCATTTCCTTCTTCTGCGCATCCTGGAGAAGCTGAAGCCGCTTTGCAAAATAGGTCTTCGTGTCTTCCAGTCCCCGGTCGTAGGCCGCTTTGTTCGCTTCTTCCTGCTGTGCGTTGTAGTCACGGAACAGTGCAAGCTGTTCGGCCAGTTGGGACTTGATCAGCGATGCGATGGCCTTCGCACGCGCCTCGCGCTCGCGCTCGGCTTTGTCGGCGGCGTCCTTCTTGGCCTTCTCGTCATCAATCAGCAGTTGCTTTTCCAGGTTGTACTGCTCCTGCGTGATGGTGCGGATTTTGGACGAGGCGATATTGGCGGCGTCGATGCGCGTCTGATATTCCTTCGAGGACTGCTCGGTGCCGCGCTCGCGCATCCAGTACATCGCGTCTTGAGCTGCACGCAGGTCGGCTTCGGCTTTGTCCAGCTCGACGGTCTTCTGCCGCAATTCCTCCATATCTTTCGCCACGCCGCTCAGTCCAATGAGGGCGTAGGCTTTTTTCAGTTGCTCGACGTGCGCGGCGTTGGCGGCAATGACCTTGTCGGCCTCGGCTCCGGCCTTCGCAATTTCCTTCATCTCGTCGGTGAAGATGAACGTGTCGGCAATGAATTCCGACAGCTTCTCGGCGGCGTGTGCGATCACTTCGATAAAGCCGATGGCGGCGGCGACCGGGAACGCAGCTTCCAGGAGCGGCCCGAGCACTTTGGAATTTGCCAGCACGCTGGCCAGATGGCGGTTCAGGTTGACGCCTGTTTCCTCGCCGAGCAGCTTGGCGGCTCCGCGAGCTTCCTGCGCCGAATAGGCGACTTCTTCTTCGGCGTTGGCCAGTTGCTTCGCCGACGCTGCGGTCGTCTGCTGCTGCTTGTTCAATTGCGCGAGCTGAACGGTCAACGCCTGAATCGCAGCCGTCACTCCTGCTTCGCCTTCGGCGGCGAACCGGACTCGGATATCGGGAGCTGCGGAAGATGCCATCGGACTAACCTCTGAGGATTGCGGGAAGCTGCGGCGGTTTTTCTGGATGTCGGCGGTGCGGATTCAGGATCGCCCACACCAGCGTTTCGATTTCGTAATTCCGTCGCGCGTCACGCTTCATGCGGTGCAGATACGCCAGGAACAGGTCACGCAGCGGCCACGCTGATACTTCGCCGAAGCGGTCGGGATTCCAGTCCGCCACTTCGCGGATTATTGCAGCGAAGTCGCCGAGGTCGGCTGATCCTCGTTCCCGGTGTCGTGGTCCTCGCCGCTCCTGCTCGAATAGCTCGGGGAAGTCGGCGAAGATTTCTCCCCGAGCGGAAAAAAACTAAGCACGATGCCGCCGAGCACTTCACGCAGTCGGTCTTTTTCGGCGAGATCCGTGATGTCGTTGAAGCGTTGGGCATTGCGGTCGGCGTCGCGCTGGTTCCACTTTTTCCCGGCCTCGGTGATCATTCCAGCCAGGACCGCCGTCGCATGGCCGCTGATCAGCAGCCGCGTCAGCAGCTCGATTCGTTTTTCTTCCAGCGACAGCCTGGAATCCTGCGCGAAGATGTCATACACGCCAGCCGCCCGCAGATGGCCGACGACGAAGTTATCCTGCGCTGCGGTCAGCAGCGACAGCGTGAACTCGAAAGTGCGACCGTCGAGAATGAGCGGCGGCAGTTGCAGATTGTTCGTCATTGCCGGATAGAACCTCCGCTTACTTGCCGATGGTGTGCGTGCTGAATTGAATCAGGAACGCCAGCAGTCCCGCGCCCCAGGCCCATAGCGCGAGCTGCGAGATTTTGGGATGCGTCGAGGTCACGAAGATCAGAAGCCCGAGCAACGCAACGAGCAGCGAAAGATAACGTACATAATCGTCAAGATAAATCAGCATGGTGTGGAACTCCCTTCGGTGGACTTCGGAATCCCGCCGCCCCCTGGCCGTGTTCCCGTTGAATCGTGCCCGACCAGGGGACAGCGGAAGGCCGTACAAAATCAGTAGAACGTCGCCAGATAGTACGGCGCGTTCGGATGGTTCACAGCGTCGTCCAGAATGAAGCCGTCGAGCGTCCAGTTCCCATAGTCGTCGGCGATGAATCCGATCTGTCCATTCGGCGACAGGTTCACGCGCCACACTTCGACGCCGATCTTCTGGCCGTCAGTGGGATCGGGCACGAAACGCAGACGCGCTTGCTGCACTGGAACAGTGCCGCCAGCAATTTGCGAGAAGGAACCGACCAGCGTCTTGTAGTCGATGGTGACCGCCGCCGTATCGTCCACCGCACCGCTGGCAGGGAAATAGATCAGACCTTCAACCGGATCGGCGACGATGTAATCGGTCCCGGCCACAAGTGCCGAGCTGGCCTGATTCACGACGATGTTCGCCGGAGTCGGGTCCAGGTTGCGATGCACCGTCTCGAAGTATTTTCCCTTTTTCGTGACCGAGGCTCCAGCCAGCGGTTCCGCCGAGATGCTGGACGCCGTTGTGGAAACCAGCGTCTTCGCGTCCGACATAAGGAACAGCGTGGCCACATCGTCGCGGAAATCTGTTCCGGTGATCGAAAGCGTGGGCTGGCGTTTCTTCAGCGCGGTCGCGATCAGCGTAACGGTTTTATTCATGGACGAATAGAGTTCGGCGCGGTCGTCCTTCAGGTCCAGCTCGAACTTCGTCGCATTGCCGATGGGCATGAAGCCCGTCGGATTGCCGCTTGCATCGAGCCGATCAATTAAGATCGATCCCTTCCCGAGCATCGGCAGATGCGCCAACGGATACTTGAGTCCACTCATGACGTTAAACCTCCTGAAATTTGCGATGTCGGATCGGTGCGGCTCGTGCGGTACTTCACCAGAAACAGAACTGAGGCGGCGGCGACCTGCACGTCGCCTTCCTTGGAAAACCAGACGGTCTTGCCTTCGATGACCTCGCTGACCATGCCGCCATCGCTCACGCGCGTGAGGTTTCCGACAAGCTGCTGCGTCGCCCACACCGTCAGCGGGTCGAGAGCTTCATCGGGCGACACGGTCGGCGGCTGGCCCTGGGCGCGGCATTCGACAATTAACGCAAGCTGCCGCTCGATGGCGATGTCCTTATACACTTGCCGCGTGATCGGCAGCGGATCTTCCTCGTTGAAATAAATCAGCATCGCGGGGAGTTGCTCGTTCTCGATGGGGCGCGTGCGCTCGCGGTGAATCAGGACGTTCAGCGGTGCGCCGTCGGCGCTGAGAAGTTCCATAATCTCGTCCACGATTTGTTCGCGAATCGACGCCATTGTTTTTTAGAACTCCTGCACGAAATTCAGCCACAGACACCAGCCGCCCTGGTTTGCGCCGGGATTGAGTGCGGGGACGTTCGACTGCGGCCCGTTCAGCCGCACTGTCGCCGCCTTCGTCTCGGCCACGCCGCTCGGGTTGTTGACAGACAGAACGGTCGTCGAATTTCCGGTGCATACGAACGTGCCGTTGTTCGCCGAGTTCGTGAAGCCCGAGATGGTCACATTCCATCCGAGCAGAGCGTTGGCGGCGATGGTGCCGCCGAGTTGCCCGGTATAGCTGGTCGTGCCGCCGCTGGCGTTGGCCACAGATGCGAACGTGCAGACGACCGCTTGGACCGACAGCGACTTCGTTTCGCTTACGAAGGTCGTGCCGCTCAAGGTCAGTGACGTTGCGCTCGATGCGGTGCAGACGAACTCGCCGTTGTTCCCGGCATTCGACCAGCCGGACAGGTAGAAGGTCATGCCAGCGAAAGCGTTGGTCGCGCCTCCGGTGAACGTGCCATTGAGCGAGCAACTGCTTCCGGTCACGCTGCCGATTCCCGACACGGTGAAATCGCTGGGCGTTGAGAAGCGAAGCTGGAGCTTGTCCCCTGCGGCCATTGCTGGAGCTTTCATCGCTGAGCCGCTTGGAGTAGCGTTCTGCGCTGCGGGTTGAAATTTGAAATTCGTGTTCGGCCCGATCAGGTATTTTTCGTCGATGGTCTGCCCACTCGGGATTTTGTAGAGCTTCCAGCCAACACTTCCGCCGCCCCAGATCGAGAAGGTCAATTGCGTCTGTCCCATTTGCGTCAGGTCGCCGATCATGGCCACTTTGCCAGCCGGGACGGTGTAAAGCGTGATCAGCGTCTCCAGCGCAATCGGCGTGTTCGCCGCACCGAAGTAACGCAGCGACTTCAGCGGCGAGGTCGCAGCATCGAAGGTCCAGATGAAAGCCGTGTATGTCGTCTGCGTTCCCGTGGCGTTCACGCTGATCGTGTCGCCAGCTTCCAGAATCGGGAACGTCGCCGTATTGGTTGCGAGGATCGAGCCAATGTTATTTTTCGAGGCCGGGATCGTCCAGCTCGCGTTCGCTGCTAAGAACTGACTCAGCCCGTACCAGTTCGAGAAGCCGGACGGTTGCAGCTCGACATAGTAATTTTCTGCTGGTGCGTTGAGTCCTCCGATCAGCACGTCAACGATGGCGCGTTTCCCCGCTGGCACCGTGAAAAAACTATTGTGCCCGACCGCAGTGATGGTGACGGGCACGATCTGCACCGCGAGATTTTTCAGCAGTCCCGCAAACGTGTGGAAGTGATTCAGCAGCTCGGCCATCTTCAGAGCGCCGCTGGCATCCAGCCCTGCATAGCCGCTCGGCTGATCCTTCATCGCCGTGTCCTCGGGGATGTAGGACAGGCCCGTCGAGAGCGGCGTGCGGATCGAGGAATAGTGCAGTGTGCCGCAGTGGTAGATGGTCAGCGTGGTCGCCGAGCTGCGCGTCGTGTTGGCGGTGACCTTCACGACCAGCCGCTCGGTCGAGGTCAGCGAATAGGCTGGCTGCGTGATGTCGGCCACGAATCGCGTGATTGCGTTCAGCGGCCCACTGGAGACGGCGATGGCGGGGAAGCTAAACAGCAGCGTTTCCGCCGAGCCGTCGGCCTCGCACTTATAGACCGAGATGATCGCGTTCGTCGTGCCGCTGACGTTGTCGAGCTTCGCGTAGAGAACCGCTTCCCAATTGCCGCCGGGAATCAGCGTAATGTTCGGATGCCCTGGTGCGGTGCGGTAGCCTTGCAGGAGAACGGTGCCGCTCGCCGCTGTGATGGTGACCGCATCGGTCGCTTCGGTCGATGTGTCCGGCTGCATCGACAAAGTTTTATAGGGCGAGTCTACGGTCTTCTGAAGGAAGCCCCACACCACGCCGATGCTGTCGGCAGAGTGTTCCCACCGCACGCCGTCGAAGACCAGCTTGTCGCCCACGGTCGGCGCATCGGGATCGACAGGTACGGTCTGAATTCCACCGACCGTTGTGGCCACAGTGCCAGGGCTGGAAGTGACATCGCCCGTCAGTGCGGGGAATTCGCTGGCCTTGAGCTTGGCTCCAGAATCCAGTCCGGCATAACCGAGTGCGAAGTCCTTGTTCGCAGTTGCTTCCTTGGCGGCGAGATCCGTGACCAGGTTCGTCACGTCGGCTTCGACCAGAATCACGGCTCCAGTTTTCCCGGCGACACTGGTGACGCCTCCTGGCGGGACGTTGCCGAGTTCTGAAAGTGGAACCTGGCCGCTTGAATCGAGTGACGCATAGCCGCTCGGCTGTCCCTTGTTTGCCGCGTCTTCCTTCGGTGCGACTGCATTGTCGGTGTAAGTCTCGGCAATATCCAGGAACAGTGAGTCGGCGTTGGCGCGTGCGTTGGCCTCGAACTGGACCTGGGCGTCGGTGTACGCCTCGGCGGTTGCGACCGAACTCGAGTCCCCTGCGGTGCGTGCACTGGCCTCGGCGTTGTCTGCATTCGTGCGTGCGGTCACTTCTGCGGAGTCAGCAGCAGCTCGCGCCGTGGCCTCGCCATTCACCGAATCGGCCGTGTACTGGTTCGCAGACGCCAGCGTGGCCGCATCCTGCTCGTCAACGTATTGCTTCCAGGCTGGCGTCGTCGTGTAAGGCCCGAGCGGGACGCCGAGCACGAAGCGGACCGTGGCCTTATCGCTGCCGAACTGCCGATCTCGGATGGAATAATCGACGCCGTCCACGCGGATCGGATCGTCGATGGCGGCATTCGGGATGTCCGTCGTCATGACCAGGACCGAGTACTCGGTCCCGACCACGCGAGCCATCCCTTTGTCGTTGACCTCCGTGATGTCGGCGGCGTCGAACAGTCCGGTGAAGGTTCCGCCCTTGTATTCGACAGGAACTCCAGCGTCGGCGAATGCGACGGGAATATCGTCGGGGCGGAAGATGGAAGACGACATGAGGGCTCCGTTTTACTTGCGCGGAGGCGTGTGCGCCGGTGCCTTCGTATGCTCACCGATCTTCTGCGCCTTCGGGTCGCGGTCAGTGTGTTCCACGAATTGAACGCCGATGGTGTCATCGGGCTTGTCTTCTTCGTCGGCGTATTCGGCGAGCCCGTGGCCGATCAGAATAATTGCGTCGGCACGCGGCAGGGACCAGGTCTCGCCAGCGGCACCGACAAGGCCAGGGCCAATGGTGCAGCCGGACAGAATTTTTACCTTCGTCGGCTTCTCGGCTGGCGTTGTGGGAACTGATTTCACGGTCGTCACGAGTGGATTCCTCCATTTTGAAATTTTGAAAAAAGGCGGAACGCAGAAGCGACTCTGCGTTCCGTTTTGGTTGAGCAGTCCTTCTACCACGCGCAAAACTTCTTACGCCATGATGCAGGTATTGGCGTAGACGAAGGCTGGCGGCTGACGGATCCCAATGTCGGCCATCACGAACGTCGTCAGCTCGATCATTCCCTGCTTCTTCAGACGATACGGGTCGACGACAAGCTCGTAACCCGCGCCCCACATGCCGATCATGAGCTGCGTCCAGATTCCCAGGATCAGATAGGTCAGCGCGGTTCCGGTGCCTTCGGTCAAGTTCTTCGGAAGCTGGTTCGTGATCATGGCGCGATACCCGTCCATTTCCTCGGGAGCTTCCCACACTGGCCAGCCGATCGTATTCGACAGCCGCGCCGTGTTGCGAAGCAGTGCCTTGATTCCTGGCACTGTCACCCACCCGTAGTCACCCAGGATGTCGGCATTCGCGTCTTCGATCATGCGTTCCATCCCCAGGATGTCGGTGTAGACAGGTTTCGCCCCGTTGCCAGCGTCGCCGGAAAGCGCATAGTGCTGCGTTCCGGTGGTCGAGATAATTCCCTTCGGCGAGTTGCCAGTGCCGTCGCCGACCAGTGCAGCCTTGTCGATGGCCAGGGCTGAATCGGTGGCGAGATCGTTGCGGACCAGGTTGTCGATGTCGATGACCGACTGTGCGAGCAACTGCCGCGAGTAACTGCTGCTCGACTGATAGGTGTGCGGCGACATCAAAATCTGCCCGAGCAGAAGGTTCGAGTCAGCGACATCGGTGCCAGGATTCTCGGCGACCCACGATCCGGTCGCTTTGCCTGTCTGTTTCGGAAACGCGAGATTTCCCTGGAGTCCACTCAAGGTCTGCGCCCCGAGTGCCTTCACGACCATGCGGTTGTAAAGGAACTCGATGAACGGTCCCGGCTCGGTGAATACGACTTCCTTGCCTTTCGTGGTCGTCTGCGTGTCCAGTCCGGCGCGGTACATTTCCGTCGCACGCCGCACCGCTTCCGGGTCGATGGTCAGCGAGTACGGCACGAACAAGCCGCCGTGTCCCTTGATCCCTTTCGGCAAACGCTTCTCGATCTCGCGTGACAGTTCCAGCTCGAACGAGTTCGGGACGGTGTGACCTTCCGCGGCATCGGCCATCGCAAGGATGGCGCGGCAAAGCGAATACTGCTGCTGTTCTTTTTCGGTGAGAACCAGCTCGGTGCGTTCGGCTGGCGGTTGTGTGATGGGCTGCGCTCCTGCTCTGCTCGCAATCCCCGCGAGAATCTCGGCAGAGACGGCTTCGACCGTCCGCTCGTCCTCGATCCACTTGGCGACGCGCTCCTGATCAATCTTGTGAACCTTTCCGAGTCGAACAATCTCGGCCATCTTCTTCGCATCCATTGCGCGAACCTCCGGTGTTTGAATTGGCGGCAGTGCGGCCGTCTCGCTGTTACTGCGAACCTGAACGGGAAATTCTTCGGCGTCACGACCCACGCCGACCGTGTAGTCGGCAGGAACCGAAACGCTGGACACTTCCATCGGCGTCCACTTCGTGACGCGGTACACGTCGCCGCTGTCTTCGCTGCTGCTTTCCAGCTTCATATCCTGCACGCGATAGCCGACTGAAATGAAAGGCCGGATACCATCGACGACATCGCGCTTGATCTCCTGCGCCCTGGCACTGCGCGAGAAGCGCACGACGCCCCGCAGCTTGCGGTCTGAAACTGTCAGCGATTCGACCAGCCCGACCTGATCCCCGGTGTCGTGGTCCGCCAGGAACGCAAGTCCGCCGCCCGAGCGTGCACGTTCCAGGTCCACCGCATCGACAGAGTGATCCAGGACTTCGGCCCCGAACCAGCGCGGGACTTGCGTCTCGGATGAAATCGAGATGTCGAAGCGGTCCTCGTCGGGCTTGGCGTCATTGCCAGCAACGACGGGCACCGCTGCGGGTGCGATCTCCAGGCGCATTTCGCGCGTGAGCTTCGGCAACTTGTCCACAGCATCGAGTCGTTTCATTGCAGGAACCTCCGGTTCGGTTTTCTGCGGCCAGCGAGCGACGACATGACCAGAGTCCGCCCCGAGCTGCCGCCGCTCGCTTCGTCGTCACCGCCGCCGCCCTTTTCCGCATCTGCTTCTCCGGTCGGGCTTCCTGGCACATCCTGACCTGCGCCCTGCGGCTTCTGCGTGGCCGTCCCCAGGATCACGCCATATTCGTCGGCGAGTTCCTGCTCCTCGGCCAGTTGCTCGATGGTTTCTTCGTAGTCGCCGCCGCGCTCTGCGATCACTTGCGTGCGCGAGATCAGTCCGGCGTCGATGGCCAGGATGTCGGCCTGTACGTCTTTCAGCGGATCGACCCACTGCCAGCCGCGCGATTCCCACATGCCCGCGTGGAACTTTGACGGGTCGCGCGAGTCCAGGACCAGGGCACCGGACAGCAACGCCATCGGGAGCCAGGCGTCGAAGATCGGCTGCATAAAAGATTCTGCGAACCAGGACTGTTGACGCCGCCATTGGTCGCGCTCGATCAGAAGGCCCGACCGGATCGAGGAATAGTTCACGCCCACCAGATCGTTGGCCAGCGCGTTGTAACTGACGCCGAGTCCGGTGGCGACTTGCCGCAGGATGGCTTGCACGAAATTCGGGAATGCGGTCGAAGGATGGTCCGGCGACCAGGGATTGAACTTTACGCCCGGGGGAAGTTGCTCGATGGTCCCAGGGCTGGCGTCGATCATGATTTTTTTATCAGGATCGGGAGCCGAGTACGTCGAAGCGTCGGTCCATTCAATGAAGCCCATCTTGGCGGCACCGCTGCGTGCGGCGACCAGCTCCGCTTCAAAGTAGCCGTCCAGCATCTTCAGGCCGAGCATGACGGAATGGAACCACGTCAGGCCGCGCGTCTGATTCACGCGGTACGGGTCGTATAGGTGAATGATTTCCTCGGCAGGGACTCGCTGCCGTTCCAGCGTGCCGCCGATGTCGTAGGGATGTTCCGGCGAAATCCAGTAGGCGACAGGCCGTCCCCATTCATCGACTTCGACCGACATGCGTACTTCGTTCGGCCCTTTGCTGGTCCGCACTTTGGCACGCGACCACAGATGGTCTACCTGATCGGGGTCGATCAGTTGCAGTGCGAACTTGTAATCGTTCCCAGGGAAGCCGCGCACCAGCCGGACGAAGGCTTCGCCGTCCTGGGCGACGTTGCGGATAATTAAATCCTGCACGCCACGAAACGAGAGCTTTCCGTCGGCGGTGCAGGTTCCGAGCTTCGACCAGTCCTTCCACGCGGTTTCAATTTTGTCGTTCAGCGTGTCGTTGATCGAATTGTCGTTGTTGCGGATCCGCGACTGGTACGTGATCCCCTGCGGCCCGACCACATTGGCGGCGAGCAGGTTCAGATAGGACTTCGCTGTCGGCGAGTTCCTGGCCAGCTCGCGAGCACGCGCACGCAGGATGCGGAGATTCGACTTCGCTTCCTGGTCAGCCGACAGGATGGTCGCCCACCAGTCCATCGTGAGGCGATTTCCCTGCGCCCCGGCGAAGACGGTCGAAGACCGCTTCTGCGTGTAGCCGAGCGCGGCCAAAGCTCTCGAAATGAATCGCGGCAGCTTCATCGGTTGTCCGGCAAGCCGACGACATCGATCCAGGTCGGCGGATAATCGCTGGTCGGTGCAGTCTCGGGGAAGGAAATCTTGGCAGGAGTCCCGAACAGTGTGCTCGGGTTGCCTTCCATGTTCACCTGCGACCTATACATCCCGAGCATCTGCTGAAGTTTTTCGATGGGAACCTTGACGAACATGCGCGTCGTCCCCGCACCGCTGCCGATGCTGTACGACTGCACGCCGCCGCCCTGCGTCATGCGGTTCTCGATCTCCTGCTCGATCAGGCGGACCATCTTCTGCGCGTGCGACTCGGTTGCTCCTGGCGGTGCGGTTGCAAGATTGATCTGCACCGTCATCGCGCCGTCAGCGATAGAGAAGGTCTGATCCGGCGCACCGTCCGAGCCGGGAAGTGTGACGCGTTCTTCAAAGTGATACAGCCCTGCGCCGATGTCCGTGTCTGTCGGTGTGAGGATTAACAGGAAGGGATCGGAACCGTCCTCGGCGTTCTTGTGGACGACGTCGGTCGGCCCGTTCAAGTGGAACGAATACAGCCAGCCGTCGGATGGCGGGAAGTCCTGGAAGGCGCGAGTGAACTGAACAGTCTCGCCAGCCGTGATCACGGTCGGGACTTCGGTGGGAACGTTCGGAGCCATCGCTGCGAATTGTCGCAGTGACTACGACGATCGGTCCAGTACAGAGATTTTAGAAAAATTTAACCTCGGGCGCGGGTGTGATGGAACGAGGGAAACGTTTCACACCCGCGAGCGTCGGTGTCGAGACGACGTGCCCGAGGTTTTTCCCCTGGTCGTGCCGTTAGAAGACCAGGGAAAACTTTTACGGACCTGGTTCCAGGCCATGATCGGCGCAATACTGCCGCGCTTCCTGCTCGCTTTCAAAGTTGCAGACCTGCACGCCGCGCGGCGTCCCGTCTGTCAGGCAGAAGGTCCACTCCGAACCGCTCCAGGCCAGCACCGGGTCGATCCAGTGGAAGATAAACCAGCGGCCGAAGATGCCCTGCCTGAGCTGGCACTTCCTGCCAAGGTCCATCGGGGCATCCCGCACCGAGTCGGCATGCGGCAGGAGCCAGATTTCGACCATCGCGTTCTCGCGGGCCGTCAGATGCGAGCGGATGTCGGCGATGTCTTCGTCGGTCGCGCCTTCCAGCGTGAAGGAAAAACGCGAGGCTGGAGTCGCGAACTTTTCGGCCTCGGCCATGACCAGGGCATCGTGGATGCGCTCGGCCAGCTCGCGTGCGGACAGCTCGCGCGGGTACGCCGTAAGGCACTTCATGAAGTCGCGCAGCCAGCCGGGATAGTTCGTCATAGACGAACCCCGAAGATCATTTCGAGAAGTTCCTTGTGACGCGGCAAAAGTGTCGCGCGGGAGTGTGATGGATTCAAGGCGAGGCTTCCGGCGATGGATCGTTCCAGCAGTGCGTGATAGTCCTGGGCGTCGATCACGGCGGCACATTCGGCGCACGCGCCCCACACGCCAGAGTCGAGCACGTTAATGACATTCTTGAATTGCCCGATAAGCTGGCCAGCCGGGAACACGTCGCGGACCAGCGGCTCGCGTGCCGAGCAGAAGTCGCACACCAGTTCTTCGTCGTTGAATCCCAGGGCACGCGCGGCGGCATCGGCGGCTTCGCGCTTCGTGTAGCCTTCGGGATCGCCAGCCGCCGAGCCGTGGACGAAGCAGGAACACGTCCCGTTGATGTGCGCCACGCTGCCGAAGATTCCCCGCAGGAAGCAATTGCGGTGCATCGCCTTCCCGTCCAGGAAGACCACGCCCGAGTCGGCGGCGAAGAAGACCTCCGCACAATGGGCGCACACTTCGCCCACTGGCGGCGGCACATGGTCGCATTCGTGGCACATCGGCGAGCCCCACGAGCGACCGAACCATCCCATTGTTCCGGCTGTCATGGTCAATTTCGTTCCGCCCTTCTCACGGCATCCAGCAGCACGCGCGATGCGGCTTGCGCGGCTTCCTCATTCCTGAGCGACTGCGCGGCTTCCTGCATGTTATGAAATTTTGTTCGTGCTCGTTCGTACTTCAGATCGGTCGCCTTACAGATGCCGCACTCCTGGCGCAGGACTCGGCTCGTGATCAGCTTTTCCATCTGCGTTTGAAACATAGTCATCGCCTGATCGTGCGGCGTCTCGCTCTCGTCATAGGCGCAGCCCATGATCGCGTGCCGCGATGGGCAGAGTAATTGAATAATCCAGATCATGCGGTCAGCCTTTCGACGAGCTGCTGGAACACGCTCGGGCAGCGGCGTTTTTTCTGCCACGCAATCGCGCCCGCGCACACCAGCTTCGAGCCGTTGCCTGTTTCGCGCGTTGTTTTGTGGCAGAGGAAATGATTGCCGCACCGCAGAGCTTTCAAAATCTCCCGCCAGCGTCCAGGCCGCAGCGTCTTGCGAAGAAATTGTCCCTTCCCTCGGGCCGCGAACGGACAGTCCTCGCACATCGTCGCCGTGCGCCAGCGAAACTTCTTCATGCCTTGCCGCCTCCGGCCAGGGCCGCGCCGATGAGCTTCATGCGTTCATCGAGTTCGCCGTTTTCCAGTTTCGTCGCATAGAACCGCAGCTTCTCGACAATATCCTTGCGAATCTCGGGATCGAGCACTGGTGAGTCGATCAGGAACATATGCGAGAGCCACGCGAACTCGATGCCCTTCGGCGTGAGGCGCAGCAGCGCAATCGTGATCCCATCCTCGATGGTCTGAAGCGTTTCGTCGCTCACCGTGGCACCAGCTCTCGCACCGCACGCGCGTAGCATTCCTCGACCTCGCGGACTGCTTCCTCGCCGTCATGCAATGCAGCTTCATGCAGCAGCGGGAAGCCGGACTCCATCGACTGCATAATTTCGGCTCGCGTGGCAGTCCTTCCTTCCGCGAACCAGAGCAGTTCGGTCGGATCGCCGAGCTTGAACAGAAGTCCCGGCTGGCCAGCTTGCGCCCGAAACAGCTCAAAGCGTTGCGTGATCCACACCAGCGCGACCTTCGGATTACGGTCAACGTGGAATCCCGCTGCGGCTTTCATGCCTTCGGGCAGGTTGCTCTCGCGCCGTTTCATCTCGGGATTCGAGAGAAACGGACAGGCCATCGCTGCAAACGTGGCGCACTCGCGGTGCGATGGCGGCTCGCTGGTGATGCGGTTAATGGCGCACATCGGCCCGATGTTGAAGGCCAGGAACACGCCGCGCGGCTCGCCGCAGACCCAACACAATTTTCGGTTCAGCGCGGCGGCGAGCTTGCGCGTGTCGGTGACGCGATAGTCGGGTCGGCCCATGCCTTCCTCAGTCCGAATTCTTGAGTCGTTGGCATCGAACCACTGCACGAACCAGGGAACGGGAAAGCCGCGTTCGGGATCAATATGCAATCGCCGAACGCGGGGCGGCATCGGGGGTAGCGTCTTGCGGACCTGCATAAAACTTCACTCCTTGCTTTTGGCCTTCTTTTGCTGGCGATGATATAACGCCCACCGCTTACGCTGTGCGGCGGCGATTCGTTCTTTGGCGTCCTTGCTTAGTTCGGGTCGCGGGTTTCTGAGCAGCGCCGAGCGCGCGTTGAGCAGGGCGGTCAGTTCGGCTCGCTGGTCGCTGATCATCCCATCCAGCATCGAAACTACGGAGCGGAGTCCTTGTGCGGTCTTCATGCCACCGCCCCGGACCGCTCGGGCAGACCGTAGCCGTTAGCCGAACGCACAAGCGACGAGTGACCATTCTGTCGGACTGCTTTGCTTAGGACCACCGACAACGCCTCAGCCGAATAGTTTTCCATCCCGCGAACCTTCACCAGCTCGGCATGTAATGAACGGGACGGCATGGGATGACCGCCGCGATTCCCGATGATCTGCTGGCATATCGTGACCACGGTTGCGAATGCAATTCTGCGGCCTGGGACAGCTTCCAGCGTTGGCTCCGGTTGGCGGTTCACTAGTCCTAACATCGGCCGCACTTTTTCTATCGACTCGCTGGCCAGCTCCAGGGCTGCGATAGTTGCGCTCATGTTATTGGATTTTTCCAGAGCGGCTAGCCTTCTCTGTTCAGCTTCATCGCTCTGTCGCTTGAATTCCTCTTTGCGTTCTTCCTGCTCGACGGCTTCCCTCTGGGCGGTTTCAATTCCTGCCCTGAGTTCGGCAATCGTGGCGTCGATCTGCTCTAACGTCAGCATGTCGCTATGCTCCTTCGTTGGTTTTGACAGATGGCCCATCGTGCGGACTGCGTCGTGCGCTTGCATAAATTCATCGAGCTTTCCCGCGCGGCTCGCCAGATTTGCCGCCTCGATCTCTGTGCGTGTCCAGGTACGCCCAGGGCTGGTGCGTTGGCTGGCGTGCTGAACGAGGCGCGTCTTGCCTGGAGTGATCAGCCGCACCGCAAGGCTGTCGTTAGGCTGGTCTTTTTTTTTCTGCGGCGGCAATGCGGGGACTTCTTCCTGGAGCTTCTCGCCAGAGATCGCCGCACGCATCTTCTGCCCAAACGTGTGGCCCTTGACCGTGATCGCGGCGGCTGGTGCAGCCGCAGCTTCGGCGCGGCGGACTTTTTTACGCCGTTCCCCTAGCCGCGCAGCTTTCCCGCGCGTGCTCTGCCCGAGTTCGACGCGAAGAGCGGCCAGATTATTCCGCCACGCATGGCGTTCGCTCGCCGTCGTCGGCGTGATCCATCGTTTCCCGCTCGGGAACCTGAAGACGTTGTGACGGCCAGTGCGGATCAGCTCTGCGCCGTTTGCGGCAAGCAGACAGAGAACTTCGGTGCGTGCGTCCATGTGTTTGTCCTAGTTTTTTTCAGATAAGCGATGGCGGCTCGGAGGTCAGCGACATCCCGCGCAAGCCGCGCGGCTACTTCTTCCAGTAATTCGATTGGCGACTGGTAAACCACTTTCGGAACCTGCTCCCAACTTTCAGAATCGAGCAACTCGTCCCGCACTGCCCTGACCAGCGTTCCGCAGAATATACGCCGCAGGATTCTTATTAGACAAGTACAAAATTGTATGTACGAACATTACTTATATCGTGCCCTGCGGCCTTCTGGCAACGAGTAGACGCTCTCAGAACCGCCAGCCGACGCTCACCGCCAGCCATCGACCCATCCCGAACTGCTGTTTACGCCATAGGTTCTCGGTATCGTCTGCCGCCCCGCTGCCTGTCCTGCGGCACTCATTTGCCCTGGTCGTACCTGCTTCGCCTCGGGGTCGTCGCTCTCCTGGAGCTTCTCGGCCAGCTCGCCGAGCTTGCGGATCGCCACGCCGCCGAGCAGATAGAGCGCGGCCAGGGCGTAGACTTCCAGGTCCAGAGCTTCATTGCGTGCGCGGCGTTTGATGTACTCGCGCACCATGCCGCGCCCACGCTTGTAATGCGTGACCGCCTTCTCGGATGTGAGTTGCTCCAGGTACTCGTCATCGACCCAATCGGGCAGATGGACGAATCCGGCGGCGGGAGCCGGAATTCTGAGGCGGGAAAATATCTTGTCCTTTGCCGTGTCGGTGCCGATGCTGAACAGCCGCACGCGATAGGCGTTGTTTTGCGACATCCCTGCGATGATCGGTTTTCCCTGCTCACTTGATCCCTTGAGACAGAAAATTCGCCGATGCTGTCGCGGCTTCACGAAGCGGTAAACGTTCTCGGTGTGCAGACCTCCGCTGTCGATCAGCGTGGCCGTGATGCGAGCCCGCTTTCCGCTGTCGGCCTCGAATTCGGTGTCCAGGAATTCATCCAGGTCGCTCCAGACTTGATCGGTGCCAGGATCGCCGAAGAATTGCTGATACGCGATCAGCCAGGATTCCTCGCCTTCGCCCCATCCCTTCACGGCTACTTCCAGCCGATCATTCTGCACATCGACGGCAGCGGTCAGCAGTCCCACGCCTTTCGGGATGTCGGCCGAATAGGTTTCCCGCCGCGATTTCAGAACGTGGCCTTCGAGCACTTCCCCGGCTTCTTCCCAGGTTTCGCCGAGGCGAAGGTTCACAAACGCCTTCAGCTTCTCGGGATTTTTCTCGTGGTTCGCGTCTTCCCACTCCTGCGCAAGTGCGGTCCAGTTCTCGCGCCAGGGCGAGTAAAGTGCGTTCAGATGGAAGCCCACGACAGGACGCAGCGGGAACTCGGCGACCCATTCGCCCTGGTCGAGCATCTGCTGTTTCGCTACTTCGGGAATTCCCCGGCGGCAGTCCTGGCAGATGTAGCGCACCGAATCGGCGATGATCTGGCGGTCGGCATCGACTTCAAAAAGAAGCCGATATTCTTTCGTCCCAGGATCACGCCACCATAAAACCTGGCGGAAGCCGCAGAAGGGACAGGGCACGAAGAAGCGCCGCTTGTCCGAGTGTTCGTAGTCGCTTTCAATTCTGGAGAAGCCCTTCGGTCGGGCTGGCGTTGATCCCTTCAGGATTTTGTAATCGTGGTATGCATCCGTCCGGCGCGTGCCGATTGCAATGGGATCGCCTTCGCCATCGACATCCAGCGGATAGCCGTCCACTTCGTCGAACAGCACAATCGGCACTGGATCAGAGCGAAGGCCCGAGCCGGAATTCGCGCCCGTCAGCTTCAGGAAGCCGCCGGGGAATTCTTTCAGCGCCAGCGTGTTCCCAGAGCGGCGCGATGCTGCTTCCTTCACTTTCGTCCGCAGGACTGGACTGGCGGCGATCATCGGCGTGATTCTCTTGCGCCCATAGTCCCTGGCGTTGTCGTGCGTCGGCTGCACCAGCATCATCGGCTTCGGGTCGATGTCGATGTAATAGCCGACGATGTTGTTCAGCACTGCATCGGACCATCCGACCTGCGTCGATTTCATGCACACGACTTCGTGAACGGCGGGATCCGTAATCGCATCCATCATTTCGACCTGGAACTTCTCGGGCCGGAAGGGACCAGGGCGCGAGGTCGTGCCCTTCGGCAGCACGCGGAACCGCCGCGACCACTCGGACACGCGCACGTTCAGCGGCGGCGTGAATTGCTCCCAGGTCCGCGTCGTGATGTCATCCAGCACGACCAGGGCCGACTTGTGTGTCTGCATCATTGCGGCACGCCTTTAGCGTTGGCCATTTCCGCCAGTGCATCCTTCACCGCATCGTCGATGCGCGTTTGAATTGCGGTGCGGTCTGTCTCGCCGATCAGCAGCGGCGTGATTCTGCCGCCGATGGCCAGGAGCCTCGCCTTTACCACGGCGACGATGTCGGTCCAGCGACGTTCGATGTCCGGCGCTGCGATCAGCTCGCGGCGTTGTTTTGCGAGTTCCAATTCCTTCAGCTCGGCATCGGCTTTGACGACGCGCACTTTCGCATCCCCGAGCCCGGTGTAAGCTCCATCGGAAGTCGGGACCGCACGCCGTTCGAGTGCCTTCTGCAAATAACGGATGTACCAAAGCATGCACGCACCGAGGTTATATCGGCCTCGGCCTTCCTTCGGCATCCCTTCCGACACGAGCTGGCCGACGCGCTGAATCGTGATATTCAAAGCCTGGGCGACCTTGTGGGCATCGACGTAGGTTGCTGCGGTTTCAGCCATTCAATTCGAGGCCGTACTCGTTCGGCTCGGTCCCCACGTCCACGCCAGCACGCAACTTGAGCGGCGTATCAAAACGCCGCCAACTGTCGAAGACAACGTGCTGCGGACGCCCGAACCGACGCTTCGTGGCAACCACGCGCGGCCAGAGTCGTTCTAGTGCTCGCGCCATCTTCAGCCGCCCGTCGCCCTGGTAGAGATCGGCCGTATTGCCGCCCTTCACCGCCATCGTAGTCATCTTTTTTACCAGGAACGCGTTAATCAAAATCGTGCACCAGCCGCCAGCCAGGGCTTGCAGACAGATGTCCGTGTCGTCGTTGTACTTCGTCCGCCAGCGATAGGGGAGTGAATTCAGGATCAGCGTGCAGGAGTAGACGCGGCAATTCACCTGGAACGGCTTCAGCGTGCCGCCAGGATTGAACATCACGTAATTCAGGCCAGAGATCGCGACGTTTTCATAACGGTCGGTGAAGTCCTCGCACACGCGCAATGCGACTCCTGCGTTGCAGACGTAGCGCATGCCCTTGAAGGACCGCGCGAAGCGACTCATATTGTCGTCGAGTTGCCAGTGCCGAACGGCCCCGGCTTCGGTGGCGTGATCCTTGATCCAGTTGCGTGCAGAGAACAGCCCGAGATTCGCAAACGGCAGCACGAGCAGCCGATCTTCGCCGAAACGTTCCGCGTATTGATCGTGCTCCTGGGCCTCGATTACCAGCTTGAAGGGCACGCCGTCGCGGACCAGGCACTTCGCGGTGAGACACACATCGGCGCGGCCCTTCGACGGGATGTACACAGGATAGCGTGGCAGTGTCGGCACTATTCCTTCTCCACGAAGCGAATCTTGTCGGGCGACGGCTCGGAAATTTCCCCGCGTTCCCTGGGCGGATACCAGATCGACGCCGTTTTTTCGTTCAGCGTGACGCCGAGCACTTTGGCGAAGGCTGCGCGGTCTTCCACGTTCTGAAAGTTCACGATCAGCTTCAGGCCGTCGCCCTGGTCATACTGCGGCATTCCGGCCCACGCAGCGGCGACGTTGATGTCTGCGATCTCAGAGCGTGGCCGCGTGATGAAAAGCAGGTTCGCCAGCATCGCTTGATCGAAGCCAGTCCCGAGCAGAGCGTCATCGCCGCCTTCGGCTCGAAGCTGTTTCAGAATTTCGGTCAGCGTGCGGTCATCCAGCTCGACCAGGTTCGAGATTTCGTTGTCGCCAGCCAGGAGCCGCAACGCTTGCGGACTGTCGGCCTTGATCTTCAGCACGACGACAGGAATTTTCGCGCGGCCCATCTTCGTGGCCGCAGCAACGACGCCGTGGCCAGCCAGGATCGTGAGGTCTTCGGCGGCAACGACCGGACGATACACGCCGTTTTCGCTGATCGACTTCATGATGTGTGCGAGCTGGTCGTCGGGATGCGTGCGGTAATTGCGTGGATGCGGCTTTAGGTCCGCGACTCTGATCAGTCGCACCGGAATCTCGGCTGCTTTCTTGTCCTTCGGCATAGGTAAATTAAAACAACACTTACTAAGTCGCACCGTGGACCGTATTCGAGGGCTGAATTACCCTCGGGGCGGTCGGGGGGGCCAGTACCTTGCTGCGCTGTCTTCGAGTTCGGACCCGCTGCCGATCCCGTCGTGCTTGCCGCGCGGCCTCGTTGCGTCTCACGGCTTGCATGAGATCATCGAAGACCTGGGCCAGCTCGGGCGCACGCTCGGGCGTCCTGAACCACGCGCGTGTGTATTCGCGCTCCACGATCAGTTCGTGGATGCTGCCATCACGCTCGAAGGTCAGGTCGTAGAGTGTCATTGCGATCTTCTCCGAGTTGGGGATTAGGCGACAGCATCATGGTGAGTCTGCATATAACGCGCGATTCGCTCGCGGTGCTCGTAAGCCTGGTCGATGATGTGATTGCACCGAGCACATATCCAGCCGCGAATCTCCCCGGTTGCAATGATCGTGGTCCAGGACTAGGCGCCTGTATTTTTGGCAAATCGGGCATGTGTCGGTTTTCGTTTCGCCAGTCGGATTTTTAATTCCGAGCTTTTTGCGAGAGTTAGATGCGGGCAATCTCCTGCCCTTTCGTGGTCGCATTCCATTTCTGTTGTCTCGCCTTTTCCTTCTCGCGGTACCCGGGGTCGGCCTTATATCTCGCTCTCCGGCGAGCGTTCGCGCGATCTTTCGCTTGACGAGTCGATTGGTACTTGCGGCGTTGTTCGCGCACTCTGTCGCGAGTCGCGGGATCGGCTCGTCTGTCGCGCCTTCGCTTTGCGGCGCGACGTTTGCGCTCATCATTTGAGATTCGACGGCGATGTGATCTATACGGAGTCGTCCGGATTCCGTCCCAGAATGTGCCCTGTTCGCTCATCGCACTCTCGCAGTTCGCAACGCTTCGGCCAGGGACTCGTTAAACGTCTGATCGAAGACACGCGCATACGTCGCTGCCGCGATCTCGTAGAACTTCAGCCGTTGGCGATACAGCGGAACGCGGTCCACGAAGATCAGCAGCGGCTTCACGCGCGTCTTGAGCCGCTGCCACACGCCCGTCGGAAGCCTTCCGCCTCCCGGACTGCCGACGAATAGGTCGATATTGCGTCCGGCGGCAATCGCTTTCGTGCGTGACCTCACTGTCACGTTCGAGTAGCGTTCAGGATTCGCCCCGAGCGCCGAAAGGATTTTCGTCATCTGCGAGCCGCGCACGTTGCCGTACTGATCGAGCGGCATCCCGCGAGCTGGCACCATGTAGGAACCTGGGCGCATGAGTCCCATGCGTTGCAGCGCGTTCTCGCTGCGCTTTGTCGAGCGGATTCCGCCGTACACTTCAGGCCCGAGGTACTTCGTTGCTGGCGTCTGCTTATTCACGCCTTCGTTCTTGATGTAGACATCGGCCGTCAGGTCGGTCTTCGTCGCAGGTTTGATAAACAGCGAATTCAGCGTGTACGGCGTCGGGCGGTCGAAATCGAAGGCCATGTGCGCCAGGATGTCGCGCTGCGCTTGCTGCGCGGTGCGCGTCAGTGCCAGAGCTGCGGCGTATGGAATCTGCTGTAACACGGTTTTCGTGAGCTTCTCGGCTCCCCTGGTGTCTACGGAAATGTTCATAGCGATGCGACCTCCCGTAATGCGGCTGCGCGTGCTCTGGCTTCGTCACGCCAGCGAAGAATCCAGGCATTCGTCGCGGCGACCGCTAACTGATCAGCCTGGGGAACTGTCGCCGGATCTTCCAGCTCGCAGAAGATTGCGTGCAGCAGCCGCAGATGCGCCACAGCGACGCCGTCGCCGCACTGCTTCGGATCGTGTCCGCCCGTTGTGAGTCCGAAAGCGTGCGTGCGGCCATGCCGCGACCATGCGGTCGGATCGACGAGCAGATCGAGGCCGTGATTGCGAAGCGTGCGTGCGCCCCGAGCTTCTCCTGGCTGGCAGACCGTCACACGAACCTCGCACTCTGCGAATGCGATGGCGTAGGCTGCGACTTGCACGTTGGCCTCCGGTTCCTGGCGCGATACAGCATCACGACCAGCTTCACGATTTTCACTCCGTCATAAATCCCGAATTGCAGGTACAGCCGATTCAGATGGGACTTCACCGTCCGCACCGCCAAGCCGAGTTCGTTTGCGATCTCGCGCGGCTTGTGGCCGTCGATCAGCAGCTCGCAAATTCGCCGATGCTGTCTGCCGCTCACGCCGAGCTGGTCGAGCCAATCGTTTTTCACTGCCGCCTCATGAGAATCTGCTGCGTCTGCTGCCGCAGGTGTTGAATGCGTTTGCTGTGTGCCGTTGATCCTGGCATCGCTTTCGCTTTCGTGAGGTCTGCCAGCATGTTCGGTTTTGCTTTTTCTCCTAGCGGAGCAGGTTTTGATTTTGCAGTTGCGTCCGAGATTTCCGAATTTTCCACAGTTTTCACAGTTTCCCCCATACCCCCTTCCCTTCCTGCTTCCCTTCCTAATTCCCTTCCCTTCCTAATTCCTAATTCCTGGGCTTCCGGCTGTTGCTCGGGTGTTTCCCCGATGTTTCCCGGTTGCTTCTCGTAGGGGCGCGGGTATCTTGCTGAGGATTCAGCTTCTTTTCCAGTTATGCGCTGGTGCATTTTGAAAGTTGGGATTAAACCGAAAACTTCGCCGCGTGATTCATAACGAATTAAAAACTTATTTTCAGATAGCAGTTCGAGCGTCGCTTCCAGGTCGAACGGGACGAAGGGCAGAATATCGAGCTTCAGCGTGCGCGGCTTCCAGGCGAAGCGGCCTTCCTTGTCGCAGTGTCCCCACAGTGCCAGGAAGACCAGCATCGGCTTCAGCTCGCCGTGTGCGACCTCAAGACGCTGAAGCAGCTCATGGCGGAAGAAGTCGGGCTTGAAGGTTCGGATGCGCGGCATCATTTCCCTCCGTGGATCAGCGAACGCCACACGCGCCGAGGGCACGCATGGTGCGAAGGATTGAAGCTCGGCAGGTACTTCTCGGTGCGTGCAATGATCCGCTTGCGTGCTGCTTCCAGGATCAGCGAGCCGACTGCACGCTGGTCGGTGGTCTTGATCCCGACCGAGCCGTATGCATGCGACCAGTCCATGCGCTCGAAGACGTGGTCCACGATGAATTCGGGCAGATCACGCGCTGTCTGCCGAATCGCTTGGCGAGCCGCTTCGACCCAGACTGGATCGGCCTTGCGTGCGCCCCTGGTCATGGCGTCATCGCGTTTCTGGATTCCGGCCTGGAGTCCCGCGCGGCGTTTGGCATCATCGGACGCCGCGCGAGCCTCGGCCCGTTCTGTCTGTTCGAGCTGATCGAACAGCGTCGGATCTGTCATAAGTCCCTTCAGTGGACGAAGATCGGCTTCAGGCCAATCGGCACTTCGTTGTTCGAGATCGAGCGGGTGGTCCCGGTGATGTCGTCGTACTTCTTCCAGCCTGTCGCACCGCCGAGCGGATAATTTCCCGTCGTGCAGTTGCCGTGTTCGCAGGTCTTCGACGAATCCCAGATGGCGAAGTTTTTCCCGATGCGGACCTTGTAGACGTGCCCGTCGGGACTGATCTCGGCTGGCGATGTGGACTGATCCAGGAGCCAGCCCGAGATCACATTCCATGCGGTGCCGCTGGCGTTGGCCTGGAGTCCGTCCTCGGGGATCGGCGCATCCCAGAAGTAGACGTACTGGCGTTCAATCGGCACGCTGGACCGCAGCAGCAGTGAACGGGCCGCATAGGAAGCCAGGACATCGACATCGGTGATTTCGTCCTTCTCCAGAATGCCGTGTTCGTCATCCCACACCGCCATCGCCAGGTTCTCGGTCTTCAGGGCGGACACGACCTGCGACCACTCGAACAGAAAATTCTCGGGCGGGTAGTTGGGACGCCCGCGCAGATGCACGTTCACGATGTCGAACAGGGCTTGCGGATCGACGCCAGCGATGAAGTCGTGGAAATAGGTCGCCATCGTCTTGCCGTGGAAGCTCGGCGACAGGATCACGGCGTCGGGATCGACCTTCCGCACAACTTTCGCCGCCTCCAAAATCATTTTCTGGAGATCGGCCATCGATCCGTAAAAGAATCCGTTGTAATCCGGCTCGTTCCAGAGTTCGTAGTACTTGATGCGGCCTTTGTACCTGGTCGTGACCGCGTGCACGAAGTCCTTCCAATCGTCTTGCTTGGGAACGGCGCAGCTCCATTCCGTCGGCGACAGGCACGTTCCCGGCGGCGCCGTCTGGTCCTTTGCCGCCCACTGCGGCGTCGCGCCGAACGTATATAGCACGTCGAGATGGGCGCTCTCGGCGGCGGCGACATAGTCATCGAGCTTCGACCAGTCATACGAGTTACGGCTGGCCTCGATCTGCGACCACTTGACGCCGGAATCCCAGAGGCGAAGACCTCCGAGGAATGCGGCCTTACCAGTGCCGTCGATGCCGGGAACGTTTTTCAATTTATTGAAGTCGGCACCGAAGAATTTTTTCGTGATCGTGGTCTGCTGACCGACAGCCGAACAGCAGAGCAGGACGACAGCGAGTGCGATGCGTGTTTTCATTTTTTCCTCGATCCGCGCTCGGCCTGTTTCGTCATGGCCGCTGCGCTGAGATTTGCGACAGCTTCCTTCGTGGATTCTTCATCGAACGTCAACGGGATGCCGTGTTGAGCGGGAGCCGCCGCAGGTTGCGATTCCTGCGACGGCTCGCTCACCTGACCGGAAACGGTGTCGGCCGTGGGGACTGCACTCGCCTCCGTTGTCGGCGTTGACGCCTCGCCAGGAACTTGCGGAGTGATGGGGCGATAGAACTCGTCGTCCTGGTCCTTCGCCTTGGCGTTGGCGATGGCGTCGCGGAGATTCTGCGATCCTGGTGTCGGCGGCGGACTGACGCGCGGCTCGCGCGGTGTGCTGTTGGCTTCCGGTTTCGTTTCCTTGTTGCGTTCAGCTTCCATCTGCTCGACCACGGCACGCCAGGACGTTTCGCCGTCGCGGATCGCGGAATACAGCGCACGCAGGTCGGACAGTTCCTTCGGCGTGAGCCGCTGCGCGTCGTGTCCCAGGTACTTCTTCAGCTCAGCAACCGGGATGCCCTGTTCAGTGAAAGCGTCGAAGATTTTGCGCTTTGCCGCATCTGGGTCTTTCGCATCGCGGTCCTTGAGCGTCTTTAGAATCTCCTGCTCGCACTCGTCCTGGATGTCACCGGGGATCAGCCGCAGCCCTTGCGTGCGAATGGCCTTCGAGATTTGCGCGTTTTGCTTGTTCAGGAGATCGTCTTCGGTCGCCGGAATGACGTAGAGAAGATCGCCCTTTGAATTCTTGCGGGTTCGCAGCACTGTCTGTTCCTTGTTCACGCTGCGCCGCTCGACCGTCTTCTCGATGGTCACTTCCTGGGCGTAACTCACCTGCGATTCCAAGTCCCACACCGACACGCGCAGCTTGCGCCGTTCGGCATCCTCGAATACGGTCATCTGTGAAATTCGGATGTTCGTGGCCAGCCGGATTGCGGCTTCGGCGAAGCGAATCGACATCCCTTCCACGCCAGCCCCGATGGGCTTTTTATAGCGAGCAACTTCGGCGAAGGTCGGCCGCTTGCACTCACGCAGCAGCCGCTCGCGCGTCACATCCCAATCGCGCGGCTTGCGTGCCGCCATGACGACAGCGGCCTGGATTTCGGCTTGCGCTTGTGCGGCCAGGACCAGGGCCATCGAATCGGACGATCCCTGCGACAGCATCACTTCGAGCACGTTGGCGGATTCCATTTATTTTTTCTCCGTGGGCGTCACCAGGAATCGGCGCACTCCTGGCTTGGGCTTCGTGTGTGTTTTTAGAATTTCCCCAATGGCGTTATCGACCGCCAGGATCAATTGCTTGTCAGGGATCAGAAACGGCAGCGTGCCGCGTACTTCTGTGAGTGCGTTCTCGAAGTCGGTGACCTGGGAATCCTTCGTGCGCTTCCAGGTAATGCGGCCGAACGGACCGCGGATCCCCTCGTTGTCCTCGATGATCGCTTTAATGCGGTTCTCGAGTTCCGTCTTCAGCGCAACGCATTCGGCCTCGGCAGCTTTGCAGCGAATCAGCTTCTCGGCGAACTGCGTCCCCACTTCGTCGGCCACGACCAGCGGCTTCGTGTGGCGCGGAAACTTCTGCGACAGGTAGCGTACCCACGCTGGCGTGCCGTCCAGCTCCGGTGGCGTGTCCTTCACGACATGACGGTCCCACCAGTCGAGCAGATATTCGAGCAGCGCATTCTCGGCGACCAGGTCGCGTTCGATGGGATAGATGGCGAAGTGCGATCCGCCGTGAAGCAGTGCCAAGTCCCAGGCGTCGTAGTCCATCAAAGCGATGTAATGGGCGCACTGCACGCGGTACCAGTCCGGCACGTCATCCGATCCGGGGTCGCCGAAGTTATTCTGGAACTGGTTCTCGGTCTTCAGCTCGACGCCGCGCCGTTCTCCGATCACGAGCCGATCTGGAGTCCCGACGATGACGTCGTGCAAGGGATGGCGAACCAGGGCGGGAACGGGACGCAGCATGCGGCCCGTCTCCCGCTCATAGCGTTTGGCGATGAACGGCTCGACGGCAGTCCCCAGGTCGCGCAGGAAGTCGCGGCCGTCATCCGGCTCGTCGATGGGCGTGCGGCCTGTCTTATCCAGCCACACATCCATCGCCGAGCGGAAGGGCGACAGGCCGAGGATCGCGGCGTCGTCCGATCCGCCGAGTCCTTTCCGGCGTGCACGCAGCCAGTCTTCGCGGTTCATGCCACGACCGGGATTCCATCCAGGCCAGCGATGGTCGAGGATTCCAGTTTTCCGGTCAGGTAATCGCGCACTGCCTGGACTGCATCGATGCGCCATTTCCCGCCGTCAGCTTCAAACAGCGCACACTCGGGAGCCTCGCCGTCGCCGCCGCCCCGCAGCCGGAACAGGAATTCGCTCGCGACCTGCTCTACCTCGCGGAACATGCGGAACGGTGCCAGCTTCACGCGCGGCGTGATGCGGCGATTGTCCTTGATGACCACGCCCCGCCTTACAGTGGCCGTCTGCGAGAAGCCGTCATCGTCGGCAGTCGCCACGGCTTCGCTGGCAAGGCTGGAGCAGAGTGCGATCAGACTTTGCAGATCGTCGTAGGCATCATGCACGAAGCAGCTCTGCAACTTGATCACGAAATCCTCGGGTGCGAGCCAGGAGCCGAACGGATACTTCACCGGATCTTCCCAACGCGCACGCGCGATCTCGACTCGCCGCTTCCAGTTATCGCTCGCGAGTTCCAGGAGCCGCACGTCGGCATGCGAAACCACATGCAGGAAGACGGCCTCGGGCTTCAGGTCTTCCAGCGAGGCTTCGAGCAGTCCCAGGAGTCCGGTGAGCGTTCCTACCTGGACGGATCCGACGATGGGATTCATGACGGGCGAAAGCGCTTTGTCGGCGTATTCGCAGCCGCCGATCTGGTGCCGCTCGGGGGAGCGGAGGTCAACGATGTATTGCAGAGCTTCCTTGATCATATTTAAGCCGCCTTTCGTTGCGGTGGTAGCGGGAGCGGTATCTCACGATCCGAGCGCCGACGCCCTGGCGGTCGTGGGACCAGCCGCTCCGGTTGCGGTTTCTTTTTCACTGCTGCGGCATCCCGGTTGCCTGAGACGCGAACAGATTTTGCTGTTTCGGGTCGTGCGGAAAAACTTTCCACTCGCCGTCCTGCTGCGTGATGAATGCCGATCCCTGAATCTCGGCGGTGTGAATTGCTCCGAGCTTCGACTTCATCTCGAACGAATCCAGCCAGCCCGAGCGGTCACGGAACGGCTCGAAGCTGATCTCGATGGTGATAGTGCGCTTTCCCTCGGCCTTCGTATTCACGTCCTTGATGTTGCTGACCAGGGCCAGCAGATGTCGGCGAAAGACTTCAGGGATCGCGCCCTTACAGATGGTTTGCAGACTAACTTCGGGTTCCTGCATTGCGTTCCTTCCTGGCATCGGCCTGTATGCGTGCGACTTCCTTGCGGTGGTTGAATAAAACGTCTTCGACGGTCAGGTCGAAGTGGTTGCGCTGGGCAATGCGGACCAGCCTTTGCGCCGTGTCGTTGCGCGGCACGACGGTGCCGGCGACCCAGTGATAGACAGCCGAGCGGCAATAGTTGAGACGTTCGGCCAGCTCGTCGGCTCCGAACTCGCGGACGAACTTGCCGAGAGGCGTGCTCCAGATTTCTCGGGCCATGTCGAGCTTCTCCCGTCTGCGTTGAATTGAATTCACCTTGCCGGACCTCCCGCGAGACGACGCGCGGCAGTCGGAAGCCAGCGTTTCCGACCTGCTTTTTCGGTTGTCTCGTTGATGGTCCCGTCTCGCAAACGGGGCGTCTTCAGAGGCGGATCGTGGTGTCCCCACGGACAGGCACGTCCGAAACTTCATGAGCAGTTAATGAGCAGATACGGCGGCGAAGTACATCAAACGCTGTTAAAAAGCACTCATGGCGGCTAAAAGAATCAACCGTTTGCAGGAAACGGCCAGCTTCCCAAGCTGGATGTCGTGGGTTCGATCCCCATCTCCCGCTCCAGTGTTTATGCGGGTTCCGCAGCATCCAGCCTGAAGTCGTCATGAGCAGTTAATGAGCACTTAATTCTCGCCTTCGTACCTAGTACTCGTCCGGCAGCAAAATCGTGTCGTTGCTGAACCAGAGGACGATCTCGTCCAGCGGAAAATCAGTGTACGGCACGACGTAGGTGTGAACGATCCGCCCGTTGCCGTTGTCGCAGGTCAGCAGTGCGGTTCGGTCGGTTGCGTTGACCTTGAGCTTCCAGGATTGGAACAGCTCGGCCCTGACCGCTGCGATGGATTGGCGAATCGCGATTTCATCGACCAGCCAGAATGCTCCACCGTGTTCGGCCACGTAGCGGACTCCGTCGGTGTACAGCACGCGGCGGTTAATGCCGTGGCGGTACCAGTTCTCGGAGCCGTAAAACTGCGAAAGGTCTTCGATCTTGAGATCGTGCGGCATCTTACACGACCTCCGCATTGGCTGCTCCGTATTCCTGGCACTGCGAGCAGCTCGCGCGGTGGCGGCGCTCGAAGTCTTCCAGGATGTCATCGACCGGAGCGCCCATCGCTGCGGTCATGGGATCGTCGTACAGGCCAGCGATAAAGTCCTGCGCCTCCCGACAGTTCGGATCGAGCGGATAATTCCAGCGACTCATTGGAGCCTCGCAGTCGCCGGACGGTACTCGTCGATTCGGAGGAACGCAGCAGTCGAGGCCGCTGGTTTCTTCCTCGGCTTCGGTTCGTGCTGCTTCGTGGCCGTCATGCAGAGGTCGGCATATTGCCGGACCAGAGCTGCGGCCCGTTGATCGACAGGCTGTACATACACGCCCCTGGTCACTGCCGACCCCGGTGTGTGTCCTAGGACGCGCTGAAGATCGCCGAGCTGATCCTGGCCGAGTGCATCGACCCAGGTTGCAAAGCTGCGGCGTAGAACCTGGAACGTGATCGGCGTCCTGATCCCGAGCTTCGTGGCCAGAGGGCGGATGTGATCGGCGAGATAAGTTCCCGACCAGAGCGTCTTCCCCTTGCAGCGGGATGGGAACAGCAGAGCATCGGGCGACTGACCTTTCGCCGCCTGAAGCAACCGGATCAGTGCGGACTTCATTCGCACCGACGAAATCCAGGCTTTGCGAGTCCTGGCCGCGACCTTCGTGCGGCCGACGACCAGCTTGCCGTGATAGCAGGAATTTCGGATTTCGATGTAGTCGCCGAGCGTGAGCTTCGGCGAGTTCTCGAGATGGACTGCCGAGAGCTGCATCGAAAAAATCTCGGCTGCGAGTGCGCCCTGCTGGCCGAGCGACATGATCACGAAATCGCGGTCGTTGTCGATGGCGTTCAGGAAGCGCCCGATATCGGCCAGCTCCGCAACTTGCTTGAAGCTGGCCTTACAGCGCGGCAGCTTGTAGGAATTCGTGTGCGCTGGCGAGCCCTTCAGATATTCGCGCTCGACTGCAAAGTCCAGGATGGTCCCGACCAGCGTCTTCGCTCGCTTGACCACTGACAGCGAAAGATTCTGGCCGCTCTCGCCGAGCTGATTCAGGAAGGCTTCCTTCAGAACCTTCGGCGTGATGTCTGCCAGGGCATAACCGCCCAGGTGCGGGAAGATGTAACGGTCCAGGTCGCCAGTCTTCGCGCCCTGCGTGCTATGTCCCCAATCGGCTTTGAAGGTCGCCAGATATTCATTCTGGGCGAACCAGCGGAAGGTCACGCGACCGTCGCGTTTCCCTTGCTGCTTCCCGAGCCGCTCGCTGACCAGCTTGCGGCACATCTTCTCGGCCTTCTCTCGCGGCATGGTGTCAACGTTCCCGAGCGGCGGCGTGATGCGAATAATTCTTCGCTTCCGCTGCTCCGTTTCTGGGTCGATGGCGTAGGTGGCGTAACACGCGACCCAGACCTTCGTCCCTCCGATGGTTTCAGGCCGGACGTAGCCGGACTGATCCTGCTCCCTGCGTTTTCTCAATTGCGGCTCCTATGGTTTCGGACTAGGCACAACGGCGTGCGCGTCCGCTTCGGTTGAAAACTTCTTCGAGCTTCTCCTTCGTGAACCTCCAAGCCCCGGCGCGGTTTTCTGATCCGCCGAAAGATACACCGCCCAATTCCCTGGCGTGCTCCCGAACGAATTGCGGGGACATCTGAAGGAATTCGGCGGCTTGGCTGACGTTGAGAACATGCGACGCTGCTGAAGGTTTCGCTTTGTTCGGCATAACGCGCATCCCTTCGAGCTTCGCTAGAGGAAGTGTTCCCGCAGGAACGTTTCCGGCTGGCAAAGTTCGGCGACGGGCTTTTTTTCCTGGAATTCTGTCCAGTCGCCATCGAATTGTTGAGCGTTTTTATAACCTTCTATTTTACCAATCGCAAGCGAAAAATGAGTGATTACTCTCGTACAGCGGAGCAGGGGCTTGCATGGGAAGGACAGGCTCGGGCAGGGAATCCCAGGACGGACGCGGGTTCTCAGGGCTTCTTGCGAGCGATGGCGCTGCACCAGAGGTCCACGTAAATTTTCGGCGATGGGATCAGTTTCGACTCCGTTTTGAACAGCTTTTCCACGGTCGCCTTCTGTACCTGAAGGGCGGAAATGGAATTCAGCAGGAATTCGGCGGCTTGCCGCGCGTCGATCTCTGGCCGGACCTTGCCGGAATTCTGCTCCTGGCTGATTCGGCTGGCCAGCAGCATCTTCGGAGCTTCCATCTCGTCGAAGGAAGTGCGGACTACGCTCGGGCGTTCCAGCAGTCCGAAATAAACCAGCCGGATGTGATCGTCAGAAACATGCGAGAAGATCGCAGCCACGGCATCGGCAACCGCCGCTTTGAAGTTTTGCGACAGTAGCCGCTTGGCGAATTCCCCGCTGGACTGGTTCTCGTAGTAACTCTGCTCGATGCACCGCGCGAATAGTTTTTCCTTCGTGCGGAAGATGCGAAAGATGGAACCTTCGGAAACCTTGGCGAGACGTGCAATTTTTTTCGTGGCCGTTGCTTCAAAGCCCACGCGGGAAAATTCGCGGATCGCGGCGCGGGTAATCTGCTGTTCGATGCTGCTCGACATGGCAGTTGTGACCTTTCGGGAAACGGTAGTCGTTGTCTAATTTATTTAGAACATCGTACCGCTGTTTTATCACGCGGTCGCGGCTCGCAGGTAGTAGAAAACGCGACACCTGCAAGAACTGACAGCCGCATTTTTCAAGCCGTTTCCCCAAAGCTGAAGAAGAATTCACACAAGGACGCGATTAGAAGCCGTTTGCCGGAATTCCTTAGCCAGGGAAGGCTCGGGGCTTCCATCGCACTCTGGCGTCATCTGGCGTGCGGCGTTGGGCATTTTACGCAGCCGCCGCTCCGATGCCTGGGAGCTGTCACTTCTCGGCCCTGGCCTGGAACATTTTGACCAGCTTGCGATAGCAGGTCGCCGAGACTTCCACGCCGTCGATCTGCCGCAGCAGTGCGGCGACATCGTTGGCCAGAATGATCGCTTCGCGTTCTCCAGGACCGAACTCGAACTGTATCAGCGGTTTGTCGGCTGCACTCATGGTCGGGAAACATTGGCCAGGGCCAGGGCGAGCAACTGATCGACGATCTTCATGAAGTCGGCATAACGGGCCATCGTAGGACTGACGCCCTTGCGGACTAAGTCCCAGGCACCAGCGTCGGCGGCGTGCGCCAGTCCTTCCTTGCGAAAGTGCAACGCCAAGATGCGAGCCGCGTTCTCTGGTTCCAGGGCGAGATCCGGCTCGGTGACCAGTGGGAGCTGGAGCAGCTCGCCGTATTCCTGGTAACGGCGTCGGCCGCGAAGCTGAATGAAGCCCCGCCCACGAAAGCGACTGCCGTCCCCTGGCTGCGTGTTGCCGAAGTCGGTCCGGTGGTCATAGTTCGCCAGATACTTCGGCGACCCGCGCTGCTTCCCTGGTGCGAACGTGCTGTTTTCAATCCCTGCCGTGGCGATGGCTGCGATCATGGCCGGGATGGTGTAGATGCGCTCTGCGACCAGGGCGTTTTCGAGCAGAGGAAGATTTCGCCGCACGAAGACCGGGGAAGCTCTGAGGCCGAGGATGCGAGCGACGGCATACCAGGGGACAGGGAAGCGCATCAAAATTTGCTCCACCAGATCAGCGAATGAATTCGTTCGTAAGCTGTCGCGGACGCATGACCGACCCACGCGAGATCGTACATTGCCGTATTCGCCAGGGGAATCCCTGTCGAGCCGCTGGCGATAGTAGCGACCGTGGTCCCGTCGATGCTGAAGATCAGATTCCCGCTGCTGTCCTGGTCGATGGCGAACTGGTGAAAGTTGCCGTCGGGCGTGATGCCAGTATCGGCGACAGTGAAGTGCGTTGCGTCAGTGGAAACGTAAGCCTTCCAGTGCGAGTCGGTTCCGTCCACGTAGCGGAAGGCCACAAGGTTCGCGGCGGGATTGGCTGCGTTCAACGCACCAGCAAAGCCGCTCGACAATCCGTGCCAGAAGGTCGCACCGGACAGAACGCCAGCCGCAAGATAGCACTGGAAGCGGGAGAAAATCGCAAGTGCGACCTGCGTGGCAACCACGTCTTCGGAAATTTGCGAGTAACTGGCCGAGGCTGAGGTCTGCCGATAGCATCCCGGCGCACCGGAACTCGTGCCGCTGGTGTCCACCGCAAACGTGCCGCCCAGGTGCGACCACTGTCCGCCCTGCATATTGATCCCGTCGAACGTCGAGCTGCCGTCGTAGACGAACGAGTGCGGCGTCCCGGTCTGCCCACCGCCGCCACCGCCGCCGGGAAGCTGCGCCGATGGAACCTTGCCGGATGAATCCAGGCTCGCATAGCCGCTGGCCGCGCCCTTGTTCGCGGTCTTCTCGCACGCCGCCAGGTCGGTCACCAGATTTGCGATGTCGCCTTCGACCAGCGTGACGACGCCTGTCTTCCCTGCAACCGAGATCACGCCGCCGCCGCTTCCGCCAGCGACCCACGAACCGGAATGATACGTGTACGGTGCCGCGTCGGTCGTACTCCACACTTGCCAGCCTTCGGCGGGCGCAAAGAATTCCCACACGCCGGAAGGATTCGCCGGATCGTTCAGCGTCCAGCTTGCAATCTGGTCGGTCTTCCCTGACCAGGCACCAGTGGCACCAGCGGGAACCAGATAGCGGTCGCCGTCGGCGGGACTTCCCGGCGGCGCGGAAGTAGTCCTGGACTTGACGGCGCTTTGCAGAACCGCGTCCACCATGCGGAGGAAATCGCGCATCTGCGGCCCGTAGGCGTCCCCGTCTGCCGCACTGATCAGTTTTTTCAGATTCGGGCCGAGTGTCGTGCTCATGATTCCGTCCCTCCGAAGTGATGGCCGAAGTCCAGGCCGAAGCCTGTCATGGTGAAGGCTGGCGTGAAATTTTCATTTCCATCGAGCGAGCCGTTCACTGGTGCAATGTGAATCACGACGCTTTTACTGCCGTCGGCGTCGTCGGCGATTCTCTGGGCGACGGTGTAAGAAAAAGTCTTCCCTGAGATCGCCGCAAGCGTCCGCTTCAGAGTCCCGCCAATATACACGGTCGCAGTGAAATTTCCTTCCGGTGCATCCACGTCGCCAGCATCTTGCGGCACGACGACGCCTTCGGTGGTCTGCGTGAGGCGGTTGCGATAGTTCCAATTGATCGCAACGTCGCCGAGCGTCGTCGTCATCCAGGTCGCATACGCATAGGACCGCAAGTGCAGATTCCCCGGCGGCAGCGGATCGAGCGACCTGGAGTTCGTCGTTATCGACATCGGCGTGGCCGAGGACAGCGGGAGCACTTCCGAAGATGTGCGCGGCGTGAGCTGCACCGTCAGCGACACATCGGTCAGGTACGGATCGTTTCGCGTGAGTCCCGCGCCGTCGGAAAAAAACCAGACGCGGGAGCCGGCACTGTGCGCGGCTGGCACTGTATCGTAGGCACCGCGAAGAATTCCCGAGATCGTTGCACTGCCGTCAGGATGCGCCGTGATGGTCTGCCAGCTCATGATCTCGCTGTCGATCAGCAGAAGATTGACGCCGTTCTGAAGTCCTGTTGCGTCGGTGGACGCCAGGACGCCGAGGTCGATGGCTCCCACGGCATCGAGGTCGAAGCCAGTGCTGTCTTCGGCCAGCGTCCACTTCGGGTAATCGGAGGCCAGCGTCCCGGTCGGCGTGAAGGTTGGAAGCGTGAGCGAGTACGCACTGTCAACGTAGACGTCGCAGGTCGTCGAGATCGTGTCGCCACGCGCGGCCAGGACCATCACAGCGCGGCCTTCGGGATTCAGTTGGTAAGGAACTTCTTCGAGTTCCTGGGCAGCGACGGGCTGCGGTGCCTTGTTCGGCGATTCCCAGCCGGAAGGCGGGGCGACGAAAAAGCTGTCGTTGATGCCGAAGATGTCCTCGGTGGCGTCGATGGTGATTTTTCCCTGAACCAGCTCGCCGTACTGAATCTGGACGCCGCGAAAAATCTGGTTCGTGATCCCGAGCGGAGGATAGGAAAACTTAAAACACTGTGCGGGGCGAAGGTTCCAGGCCGAGCGGTTAGTCACGATCTGAATTTTCGAGACCGGGAACGAATAGGTCTTGAGCACGCGCATGGCGACCAGGGCCGCAGTATTGCGATTCGAGATGCCGAGAAAATTGATCGTCGCCGAACGCACTTCCCTGGTCACGGAAATATTGGCCAGGTCTTGCGCCGGGACCGACAGCCGTGGCGTGAAGTCCTGGTGACGGTCCACGTATTGAATCTTGATTTCGTTCAGCGTCTCGGTCCAACTGGCACGCGAGAAGACTGGCGTTTCGAGCACGCTGTCCTGGTCGAGAACCAGCAGCGTCGTCGGGTCGTAATCCTGCCGCGCCAGCGCAAGCGTCCAGAGTCCGGTCGAGGGATCGGTGAAGATCACGCCGTCCATATGGCGGCAGATGTCGCCGAGAATCTGGTCGGCGGCGGCTGGCGTGTCCACTTGCATCGAAATCCCCAGCCCTTCGTCCTTCAGCGTGTGCGCGGCGCGGTCGAAGGATGCGGTGTCGATGCGCGATGGCGGCGTGGCCAGCCCGAACATCGTCGAGGTCAGCAGCTCGTAGGCGACCAGGGCGGGATTCGCGTCGCCGTCGTTGATGTCATGCGTCCCGTCTGTATAGCCGAAGGGATTCGGCAACCGCTTGATCACGAACGAAATGGCTTTCACATAGGGACTGGTCCCCACGTAGAGTCCCTGAAAAACTGCGTAGCAGATTCCTCGGAAGTTCGGCGACACGCGGCCCTGGACCTGCGTCAAGTAGGAATCAGAGGTTTGCGTTTGCGTGCCGCGATAGAAGACCACGGTCCCGGCCAGTCCGCCTTCTTGATCCACGCCGCCGTAAAGGTCGGGATCCGTGATGCTGAGAACGATTTCGTCGGAATACACCACGCCGCTGCCTGGCGTGTAGTCGATCAAGTCCCAGGTGACGGCGCCGATGGGCACGATGCCGCCGAGAACTGTGTCCGGCGCGACTCCGGTCGTGTCCTTGCGTGCGCGATAGTACTTTCCATCGGTGTAATGGATCACGTCGCCCATGAGATAGTCGGTCGTCGCCGAATAATCGCCACGGTAGGAAACCGAGCCGAGGACATAGGACACGTTTTTATTGCTGGACCTGATCCCGAGCAGCGCATCGACGACGCCGTGACAGAGCACGAGCTGCGCCCCGAGATAATACTTGTAGCCTTTCGTGATCCACTCGGAAGAAAACAGCCCCGTCTTCACATGCTGGCGAATGGCGTAGACGTTCAGGTCGCCCCACCAGGTCACGTTCGGGCCTTTGACCTCGCAGGTTCCTGCAACATAGGGAATCGCGCGGCCTTCCTGCGCCGTCGGGAGCTGGAAGTCGCCGAGTGCAGAGGGCTGCGGCTGATCGAACTTCGGTTTGGGACGCAGTAATTCCCCGAGGACTGTCGTCGCAATCGCAATCGCCAACATGATCAGCCAGAAGAAGACGCACCTTCCCGCGCGACGCTCGCTTTCAGACCAGACGGCCGTCGAATGGATTTTGGCTCGGGATCATATCGAAGCCGAGGAAGTTGGGAACGTTGTTGTAGTGCGAGCACGCCGAATAGGTGTGGCCGCAGCCCTGGACGCCAGTGACCGAGTCGCCGACCTGGAGTCCCGCTATCGGCGTGATCAGCGTGACCGATGCGCCGGACTGCTCGACAATCATTCGCACATCGAGGCCGCGCTTCAGATAGCCGCCCTTCATGAGCGGCGACACGGATGCGAAGCTGGTGACCTCGACCACGGTCCCTGTTGCGTCGATAGACGCCACAGTCCCCGCGAACGTGACCGAGGTCAGATCGAAGCCGCAGCCAGGATCGCCGAACACATGGGCGCATCCGGCCTGAAAAAGCATAAACGGAATCTGTCGCTTTAGATGGTCCTGGTCAGGGACGCAGACCAGCTCGCACTCGTCCCT